GGGGCAACGGCCCGTGGTCCGGTTAATGGCGATGCGGATGATCGAGCGGCAGCGCTTGCGCTGTTCCGAGAAATGGTGGCTAGCGATGAGTTCGCTGCCATGATCCTGACCCAGAACTATATCAAGGCTTAGACGCCAAGATGTCGTCCCAAGTTTTGAAGCGTTCGGCTGTAGCAGCCACAATAGCTGCTGTAGTTGGAATGCTAACTTGGTTTTGTTCTGGGTCCGAGGTGCTCCATATGGAGCTCCACGAACTACTGGAGTGTTTGCAACTGCTCCTGTAGCCGCATTTCCACCATACTAGCCCAACGGAGATCGTGATGACCCCGATGAAATTAGCAGTCGCAATGGCTGCCGCTTATATGGAAGATTGCTGCCAGGATCTGGACACAGATGTCCAGCTTGGTGTGTTTTCTGATCTGGAGGCTGAGGACTTACCCTCTTTGGCCACCGCCTCTCGTCGCCTACCACGTAGTACTGTAGGCTGGACTAAACTTCGGCAGGTTGAAGCCTTCTTTAAGAAGTGCCGAAACTTCGCCGACGTCAATCGTTGTACTCAGGCTTGTTACGAATCCTTCGTCAAGTCAGAGCAGCAATGTGACGCCACAAACCAACGCCTCACGGCCTATATGTTCAATCCTGAACAGGCACCCGATATGGATGTCTACGTGAGGAAGATGCAGATCAAGATACAAGATCTGCTCGGTGAGTTTAAGCCGTTCCTGAACAGCCTCCCTAGGTTGTTACGGGTTACGAGTGGAGCTACTCTCGAAAGGAGTCGAAAGCGGTCCTTACCCCACCTGAAGGTGGGTGGACATTTGACGATACCTTCTTCGAAGGCAACCAACTATTGGGATGTCCTCATGCGCATGATGCACATGGGGGAGGATCACGAGCCTGCCGCGTTGGCAGCGACGATCCCAGAACACCCGGGCAAAACCCGGGAGTACATCCCTCAGAGAGTTCAATACAAGGTGGTATCCCGCAATAGGATATCGCTAGTAGAGAAGAACTGGTCTACCTACCGTACCACGGCCGCAGAATCTGAAGGCGCAATGCCTTTTCAGTTGGCGTTCGATGAGTACGGAAAGGGCCGACTCCTGAAATTTGGGATCGACCTGAGGAAAGGCCAGACGGTCAATGACCGAGCTGCCATGCTCGCGTCTAGGGGGGAAACCTCCGACGTGACTGTGGATATGGAACGAGCCTCAGACTGCACAGCGTTCAACGCTGTAGGTCTGCTCTTCCCCTGGGAGTGGTTCGAATTCTTGAACACTTTCAGGAGCGTAGGTTATACCGGCGCGTTCGGTGATGGATGGTATCACAAGTTCTCCTCTATGGGGAACGGGTGCACCTTCGTCATTGAGACGATTATCTTCTGGGCCGCCGCTGTCGCCGTAGGGGCTAACCACCCTTTAGTATACGGAGACGATGTCATCATTCCTGGGGAGCAATTCCCTGAGTTTGAGCGGCTTATCAACTTCCT